TACATCCTCGGCAACATCCCCAGTGGTGCGAAGCAGCTCACGCACCTCTGCGTTTGGCTCCTTCGCGTATAGCTCAGGCACTCCGTCACGCAATTCGCACCATGCGCTCATCGTGTTGCCCGGGTCTATTGCCAGCACTCTCATCACGTCGGCCTGCGCTTAACCAACACCGTTGCGATGTATACTGCCTTCTCTCCAGGCTCCCACGGCCGCGAGCCCCAAAGTTGATTGCCCAGGCTATCCGTGCGCGTCGGGAACCACACCCGTTCTGGCGCGTAACGGTTGTCCATCGGAACGAGTTCGTCGACCATCCTTAGATGTCCTCTCCGAAGAGCAGCGACAGTTGCTCGGCTGAGCGAGACTTTTTCGACACCGTGTCCGTTGCGCGCGCGGCGATAAACTGATTGAGCACACTCGGAATAATGCCGGCCTCGATCGCCACGACCTGAGCGGCATCCTTGTAATCCTGAGCCGCCTCCTGCTTCCGATTGAACAGCCCTTCGAGGTGCCCGATCTTGTCTCGCAATACGCTCAGGTTAATGCCCTGCCCGAGTGCTTTCAGTTGCGTGCGTTCGTCACTCGTCATCGTCGGTGCGTTCATGCTTATCTCCGTTGTTGAAAATAGTGGGCAGTGGGCGGGTCGTCCGCCGGCCCGTAACCTCCGTCTCCGCTGGCTTGTGCGGACCGCACGTCAAGCGATATCCTTCCGGGGTCGGCGTGCCACATCCTGCCGTTTGCTTGCAACCTTCCACGTCGCACATTGACTCTACCGAATCGACCTCCTTGCACTGCGGGCAGCCGTAAAGGGTAGCCTCAGCGTCGAATGGATTAGCGGCTTTCAGGATCGCGTGTTCCGGGCCGATCCAGTAACACTCCTTGCAGCGCCAGTGCCGCTCCGGGCGCCAAATCACAGCTTCACCTTCAGCACGTCAATCTGCCGGTGATCGACCACCTCTATCGGCTTCTCCGCCTTCACCTCCGCCGGCTTCAGCGGACAGTCGGACCGCGGGCACTCCGCCGGCACCTCGCGCACGTCCAGGTCGTCGAGCGGCCGGCGCATCGGACACAGCGAGCGGCGGCAGGTCATGCGCTATTTCTCCCCGTCGTCTCGAGACTCGGCCGGCCCCACTCGATCTCGTGTCCGTTTTCTGTCGCCTTGATCCACACCGGGTCGCCGAAGTGCGCGCGCATGTCGTCAAGGAACGCGGTACATAGCGGCATAGCGGCGCGGCGGTCGTCCCGGGTCATAGCGGTTGTTCCCCGGCTTTCCGGTAGTCGCGAAGTGACTGCACTTTCGGACCCAGCGGCTCGTTGTAGCGGCCCGTCACCCTATCGTAATTCAACGTCACCATACCGATCCGCCCGATGTGTTTGAACCGGACTTTCTGAACGTGGATATCGACCGCTTGTGACCCCTCCGCTTGATCTCTCCATATCGTTATGCAGTTATCCGCCTTGTTCCAGAAATGGGCTGAATCTGCGATGTCGTGCGGCGTCGGCACCGGATACTTGCCATCCTTGTCACGCCGGAGCTTTGCCGGGTGAGCTACGAGCCACAAGTGAACGCCGTACTCCCGGACACGCTCGATGACCGCTGAGAGCGTGGCGCTAACGTATTCCGTCATCGTCTGATGCGCCGGCCGGTAGTGCTCCAGCTGGTTCCACGGATCGACAATGATCCCGGTTTTCCATTGCTGGTTTACCGCCACGCTTGCAACGTGCTCGATGGCTTCGTCCACAATAGAAACGATGTCAGGATAGTTCGGTTTCCCGAAGTGAAACTTTCCGTCCATCCACGTCTCGGCTGCGTCCAGTTCCTCTTCGTCCAGGCGCTCGTTAGGCCCAGGATTGAACGGCTTACCGATGTATTTCTCAATGATCTTCGAGTGATGCAGTTCGAGCGGCCAGTTCTCAGGCGAGTAAATGTAAAAGCGCCACGGCTCCGCTTTCGATAGGTTCACCAGGAGCGCGTCCAGCCATTCCGACTTGCCAGAGTTCGGCGTCCCGGTAAGCAGCGTCCACTGCCCCAGACCAATGCTGTAAAGGCGGTCTACAGAGGGCCATCCGGTAAGCGAGCCACGCGGTAAACCGCCAGAACGATAGAGGAAGAAAACCCGGTCTCGGATCGATGAATGAGGGACTATCATCCAGCCGCCACGCGCTTCGACACAAGCGTCCCGCTCTGGCGATACTTCGGCCAGTCCTGCCTTACGCAATTGCGGAAAGCAGCGTCGAAGTCTTTGTAGCGATAGCCTTTAGCGCGGCATGCGTCATGGAAGGCAGCGACGTAACGATCTACGTCCTCGGGCACACGTAGCCCGAGCTCCCGGCTGAGGTTTTTCACGGTATTGGCGCTTGGCGTCCAGTCGGTAGGCAATTCCCGCTTGGAGCCATTCCCGCGCTTGCGCGGGATATCGACTTCGCATACGCATTCGTCTACGACTACGTCTAGGGGAACAGGTGTTTCCAGTTGTAAACAACCGTTTCCAGGTGGGATTGGGTGTTTCGGTTTGGAACGAGCTTCCCAACGGGTGTCCAGCATCTTGAGATATGGTTTTCCACCCGCTTCGTAGAGAACGATCAGCCCGGCCTTCTCGCACGCAGCGATCCAACGGGAAATGTCGGCCTCTCTCACTCGGTCCACTCTCAGAGGAAACAATGACGCCCGCAACATTGACGGCCTCGCGTCGTACAGTCCGTGGTCGTCCACCTTGCTCATAAGGCGTCGGTAAAACACTTCCGCAGGCGCATCCAGGGCATCGACACGCTCGCTTGAGAGGATGCCCTCTCGTAGAAGTCTGGTTGGCATTTACGCGGTTCTGGCACTCAGAAACACGTCCATAGTCTTGCGGCCCTTAGCGCGATTGTTAACGCTGGATGCGATCTGCATAAACTCGGGCGTTTGCTGGCCAACACGCAGCTTGATCCAGTCCCCAGCCACTAGCGCAGCCCCTGCGCGCGTTCCATCTGCTCGACCAGTTCCCGCGGCCGCGCGGCATGGAGGACTACGAACTCGCGCCACAGGGCTTGCGCTTCCTCCTTCTTTTCGGCTAGTGCAGCTGCCATGAACAGCCGGAACACGCGGGCCTCTGCGTCTGGGCGCGGAAGGCCGAGTTCGGCCGGCTTCATCGCGATTTCCTCGCCAACCCTTCCGCTTCGAGAATCAGCGGCAGCGGGAACAATGGCAGGCTGATCGGATCGCGCCGCGACTCTGCCGCCCTCCCGGTCTGCCCGATGCGCACGAAGAAGCGCGCCGCGGCCGCGCTGGAGCGCCGGTTGCCGAGATCGAGGGAGGGCTGCGTCATGCGGCGAACTCGATACCTAGCTGTTCGTCGTCGCGCTTGCCTTCGTGCGCTGCTTCAACGTTGCGAACGGCCTGACGATAGTAGGATTGCTTCAGCTCGATGCCTATCGCCTTGCGGCCCTGACAGAGCGCACCGTAAACCTCGGAGCCCACGCCCATGAACGGAGTCAGAACCGTTTCACCGGGGTTGCTCCACAACGTGATGATGCGGTCAATCACGTCGAGCTGTAGCGGATGGACGTGCTTCTCGTCCTCTTCGTCTCGCGCTTCCTTGAACGGAAGCACGCGCCCTAATCGGATGTCGTCCCAGAAAGCCGAGGCATACTGTCGCCAGATCCAATGCGAATAGCGGTTCTCGATCTGATTTCCGGTCCAGCCGCGGTAGGCCAGAATGTCATGCGGAGGACGACGTTCGCCGGCGTAGTCCATGAGTCCAGTAGGATGCGTGATAGGTACTTGGTTCGCCCCGTCACGGCGGAACACGAGCAGCCAGTCGGCAGACGCTACAGAACACCTAGACGAGTCATCTACGATGGATTTGTGCGTTAGATTCTTTGCCATTGTCCGGTTGCGCACACCGAGCGGCTCTTTCCAGATCGCATAGCGCGCGATGTATTTCCATCCTTCTCTTTCGTGAAGGCGGATGATGTCTCCGGGGAAGTCGATCAGGTAATCCGTGCCGCTGTTCCCGCTCGGGATATCCATGCAATGCACGGCTGTCATCCGACCCGGCATGGAAAGGCGCGCGAGTTCACGAACGAAGAACGCGTAATGTTCGAAAAACTGCGCATAGTCTCGGCAGTTCGACAAATCGCGCTCGCTCGATGAGTAGTGATACAGACCACAGAACGGCGGGGAATAAATGGAAAGGTGTACAGACCCTGACGGCAGCTTCGGCATGACTTCCAAAGCGTCTCCGTTATAGATCGCGTAACGGTCTGTTATTTTTTGGTCTATCACAGCCATGCCGGCACCTTTTCTTGATGATCGAAAATCTGCGTTTTGTTGATTTTTATCGCGTTGTTCATGTGGTCCACCAGAGACGAGAACATGCGATCCGCTTGAGCGGCTTTGCGTTGCAGGTTTTTCATCACGCCGCGCTCGCCTTCGGTCGTTACGATGTCCACCACGACCGGACGCGTCTGACCAAATCGCCAGCAACGTCGGACTCCTTGGTAGTACTGTTCGTAACTGTGACTCGGGAAGAATGTGACGTGCGCGCAGTGCTGCAGGTTCAGGCCCCAAGCCCCTATTTTTGGCTTGGTGACGAGCACTCGGCACTCCCCACGAGAGAACGCGAGGAGCTTTTCTTCTTTGTTCTCGTCTGAATCTTTGCCGCTGACCTGAACCGCATCGGGGATCATCTTTGCGAGCATGTCGCCTTCGTCGTTCAGATGACACCACACGAGAGCCGGCTGTTTGGTGTCTACCACCAGCCGCGCGACACGGTTGCATCGCTCTACGATAGTGCGACGCCGTTCCTCGCGCTGTTCGTCAAGACCTACCGCCGGCAATGCGAAGAGCATCCCATCAGCCAGCGTTTTAGCCTCTACGATGTGTTCCTGCTCGATCAGTCGAGGGAGCATGAAACGACCATCGTCACAGCCTAGATCGGATGGCTTACGAATCGCCCTTGCCCAGGACGCGACCCAGCGCCAGAATCCTTCCTCCGCGTGCCCCTTGAATCGCCACTTTACGATCTCGCCAATGTGTCCGCGACCCATGGCGGAGTTATTGCTATCATTCCGGAAAAAACGATTAAGCATGTCCATTTGCCCGAGTTCGCCCAGCGCCTCTGAGCTTGTCCCGAGTTCTATGTAATCGTTAGGCGCGGCCGTAGCCGTAGCGAGTAATCGGTATGGAAGCTGGCGAGCGAACTCGGTTACCGCCGCGCGCGTACGCCCGTCAAACGACTTGAGGATGCTCGACTCGTCGCACACGAGCCCGACGAAA